ATCCTGTTGTAACTGCACTACCTGTAATTACGAAGTTTACGTTACCCCCTGATACAAAAGTAAATTGTGGATATCCTGTAATGTTTCCTACAGTATTAAATGATCCTGAATATAATACAAATGATCTAACAGCTTCTAAATCAGATCCTGATAAACTTGCAGTTGGTACACTTACTAATCTGAAAGTAGCTCCGTTAATTGAATCATCATATCCTATAGAAGCAGAAGTTGATAATGATGCTGTTTGAGTTAATGCAATTGATTGAGTATATTGGTTGATTGAATATCCAAATCTACCAGCTCCATATAAACCTCCATTTACGTCAACATCTACTCCAATTTTAGAGTTAGCTGTAGATACATTACCGTACATGTTTGATCCTGTTGCAAATCCATTTGCTGCTGTACCATATTTAAAGTCTAAGTAAAATACAAGACCTGATGGTAAGTTCATTGGTTGAACAGATAAGAAATCTTTTGCAGAGATTTGAGCAAATACTTTACGTACTAATGGTAAAGCTACTCCTGCCCATTGCTCAGCACCTGTTGAAGATGTTCCGATTGAACCGTTTCCTGTCTGAGATGCCTCAGCTACGATTTGTTTTGCTTGATTCTCAAGAATCATAGCCATTGTGTTTCTGTCATTTACATTAGAGATCCCCTCTAGTAAACCAGATTTAGCCCATTTACCTGATAAACGCATAGCATCTGCTTGTAGCGTTTTGTAGTTATTAGAGCTTTCTAATAATTGATTTAATTCCATTTTTGGTTTTAATTGTTTTTTGTTAATTAATATTGTCTTGGTTTAATACCTGCTAGAATTTGCATTCTATTTACCGCTTCTGAAACTTCGTTGATAACTTGTTTCTGAGTTGAACCTGCAGGTTTTGAAGCAAATGATCTATGCTCTTTTATTGCTGGTTTAGCAACTACGTTTTTAGAAACTGTTTCAAAAACTAATTTAACTTCTTTAACTGTTTCTGCTTTATCGAAAGCTGCTACAACATTTACTTTTTGTCCTTCTGTTAAGTTATTTGCTCTGAAAACTTTATTTACATAAAGTAATTTTGCATTTAATAAATTAACTTCTTGTAACTGTGATCTTAAGTGTGCTACTGTATCAAGAGCTTCTTCTAATTCTTCAGTATATCCGTCTCCTTTTGTACCTACTGAATCATCTCTTTTTGAACCTGGTTTACGAGAATAACTGTTAGTTCCTTTTCCTGGAATTTCTCTTGGTTTATCTAATCCTCCAAGTCCTTCTTCCATTTCGTTACCTGTGTTTTCATCTTCCATTTCCTCATACATATTTTCATCTTCCATTCCGATTTCTGCTAGTATTTCATTGATGTCGATTTCTTCTTCTCCATCTTCCATACCTGTCATATCATCATGGGCTGGTTCATCTGTTTGATTCATTTCAGATTCTTCATCGTGTCCAGTTTCTTGTGCTACGATATTTCTGATTAGATCTTTTAGATCTTCAACTGACATATCTTCGATGTTAAGATCTTCTTCGTTTTCTTCACTATCTTCTTCAGCTGGTTCTTCTTCGTCTTCTTCTGGCTCTTCTACTTCCTCTTCTTCTTTAGCTTCGTAAACATTAATACCTACTTCGTTACCGTGATCTCCTTTAGTTGTTCCGTCTTTAGTCTCAGTACCGTTTTGACGTTCGATTGTTTCATCCATTACTTCTTCATCTTCATTTTCCATTTCTTGCAGTTTTTGTGCAAGCATTTCTTTTAAATGTGGAGTAAGTGATTCTTCTAAAGCTTCTTTAGCATTTGCAATTGCAGCTTCACGAATAGTTTTAGCTTCAGCGATAGCTTGTTTTAATAAATCTTTGTTTGTTGACATTTTGTTTTGTGATTTTGTCGTACGCTTATTGTAGTAGTTGGAAGCGTAATAGTATTTTTACTTATAGTAGATACCGTATATACTCACGATATATTCAGTAATAAATATATCACATTTTCCAAAACATAAAAAAATCTATTATTTCTTTGGAGTTTGGAATTTTTCTTTATTACTTTGTAGCCATTCTCTGTATTTAGCCATATCTTCATCACCAACATCTTCATACAGGTAATCTGCTATCATTAAGTACACTGGGTATTCGTATACACGTCCAAAGTGTAAAACTTCTTGCTCTACAGGGTTGTATACTTCACTGTTCATGAAAAAACTATTATCCTGTTTTGTTATAAGTATTGCATTATTTTCTCCAAATAGCTTTGCTCTTTCTAGGTCATACGTGTAACTTTGCAAGTCACTTGTAGATCTAGGTTTAACTGGTTTTTTATATATCCACCAACCTTCTTCTACTTGTTTCCAATCCGATGGACTTGAGTTTTCTATTAGTGTTTCTAAATACTCATTAACAGTTGATAGACCTCTATAAACAACTGTTACATTTGGTTTTAAAGGTGCAAATATTTGTGGATATTCTTGCTTTAGTTGAGGCATTAACTTTTTATAACCTTTAATTACTTCACCATCTCCTTGCCATGATGCTTCTAACCAGCTTTCCAATGCATCAAGTAATCTCTTTTCCTCTTTAGTATCTGGTTCTGATCCTGGTTCTTTTCCTTGAGCTTTTGCATATTGTGGTGGATCATTTTTATCTGCAAATGCTGTATCTCCGAAAATACCTTCCTCATTTATAACTCTTGAATTAATAGTCAACTTATTTTCTACTAAGAATTTTTTTAAGTTAAAATCTTCCATTTTTACCTTCTTTTATGGATGGGTGTATTATTATAAGTTCATTTTAGAAATAGTCTGCTTTACAAATTTTGCTGCATCTTCTATTGAATAGTCAAATTCTTTTGCAATTTTTTTTAAGAAAGCTTCTACAATTTTCTGTTCCTTAGATAAGTTAACTGCTTCGGTTACCTGCCCTTTAGCATATTCTGCTTGCCATTGGTGTATATCAAAATCTCTTTCCATTATTTGTTTATTTGTTTACAATTTTCAAAATGCCATCTAAGCATATTTGGTTTTTGACCTTCTTTGTTACAATGCGGACATTTTAATGTATGTCTGAATGTATTTTTTTCTGATATTTTTTGTCTGTCTGAAATTTCTTGTCTTTGTTTGTCTGATTTTGGGATTCCTAACCTTTGTTCAGATAATTTTTTTTTAACCTCTTCACTTACCTTATATCCTTTTCTTTTCTCTGAGATTTTCTTCTTTGTTTCTTCAGAGTGGGTTTTTCCAAACATATAGTTCTTCTCTCCTTTTTTTGAGTCACTCATCCTATCTTTAGTCTCTTCAGACATTAACCCTGATCTGTCATCTACTTTAGTTTATCTCAAATTTAATCCTGCTTTAGAGTCTAGTACATTGTAGTACTCTTGCCAACTTCTCTCTTTTTCATTTAATTCAGTGCTTTTGCATTCTTCAACTATCTCAAAGATATGTTTTTCTGGCGTGTATTTTTGTAGGGATCTAAGTAACTTTACCTGTTGTGTGCAGTTTAGTTTTTCATAGTACTGGAATCGTTGTTCTATTTTAGTACTTTGTCCTATGTATATTTTTCCTGTTGGGGATGTTATTTTATATATTCCTACCATTTACTTTCTTTATTATAAATAGCAAGTTTATCCCATTACACCAGTTAAGCTCTTAGTATACTGTTTATTATACTGTCTAATTTAGCATACTTATCTACAATCTGTTTTCCCTCATTAAGGTTAATAGGTTTCATAAAAGCATTCTGTGTACTCGGATTACTTACAAAATCCCATCCTACGAGCTCGAAGTCATCCTGTACCATTAAAGTTCCCTCATTTGTTTGCTGTACTGATCCTGTTCCTCTAGATGAAATACCTATTGTATGTCCTCCTCTTAAAATTTCTTTTACGATATTTCCTGATGGAGTGTTTAGTAATTCTACTTTCCCCATTAAATTATCACCTTCCCACCAAAGTTCTTTTACTACGTGAGAGGCATTTTTTAATGATACGATTGGAGATTCTGGATGATCTAATTCTCCGTATGCATTTCCTACTTTAACAAAATTTTCTATATAGTTTCTTACTTCTTCTTCAAGAATTTCTTTTTTATAGATTCTTCCGTTTTGATTTTTAGCTCCTGCTCTTTGCATAATTCCTACTACTTCAAAAACACCTGGGTTGGTTTTTGATTCTGTAAGAAGTCCTTTGAAAGGAGTTACGTTTATTAATAGTGGATTGTTCATGATTAATATCCTTTATATGCGTCAGCTGCTTCGGCTTGTGCCTTCTCCCATCCTTTATCCCAATCAATTCCTGCTGGGGATTTTATAGAGTATGGATTTTGATTTCTTTTTTTATTACGGTGATAAGCTTCTTCTCCCTTTTTTTCGTAATCAGTGTTATCGTTCAAATAGTATGGGTCAGTTTCCCAATTTTCATCTAACATATCAAATAATGATACTGATTCAAACATTTCATTATAATCTGATGGGGACATACCACTTTCTGAATTTGGTGTATAATAAGCATCTATCTGTTCTCTAGCTTGATTTAGATAATTTTCTCCGTCTGGTAAGGACTGTAGGAACTCTTCTGCTTTATCAGCTTTTGTTTTCCATGGTCTTCTATGATCTATTTGCGAGGGTAGAGTGTGATACGTTACGATATCTTCTATAGCGTTTTGTATCTCTGTTTTTGATACTGACTCAAACATTTGAGGTCCTTCTGCACCTAATGCTACACCTTCATCTTCACTGTCTGGTTGATTTTGCCAGTGTTGGTCATAGGGATAGTCTGCAAAGATGTTTTCAATACCTCTATTGTATCCGTAAATTTGATGATCATTTAAAAAGTCTGCTAAGGAAGCACTATTTTCTTCTTCATCTGGGCCAGTCATAATATCGTGTATCATATCTGTATATCCGTAGATTTGATTATCCTCTAGGTAATCTGCTAATTCACTTTTGTATTCTTGATCGGATTTCTCACTTTGCATTTCATAG